CCGCACTATTAAGCCATTTTCAGGCTATTTAGTGCGGTTTGTTGTTTTTGAAAATCACCGCAAAAACCCGTTAAAAATCATATAAAATTCTAAAAATGTTAGGCAAATGTTAGGCAAGTAAAAACTTCAGAATACGGCTTGTATCCTGGAGCTTTTTACTATAATATAAAAGATGTTATGCTTGATGAGCTTTGCAAGTAATTAAGTGCCCTTTAACTGCAAAAACAGTAGTTAAAGGGCTAATTTTATGTATTCTTATTCTTCTGATATTTCCGGCAAACCTGCAACACTTGTCAACAGCGAAAGAACTCCCGAAAGTACACTTGCCGAGGCGACCGCAACCCAATTCACATCGCTTAACACGGCAGATACACCGATAACCGAAATTGCAGTTTGAGCAACGGTTTTTACTGCTCTTACGCCTGCACATTTTGCCCACGATTTCCAATTTGTAATTTTTTTCATATTATTACCTCATTATTTTTTCTCAAGGTCTGCAATTCTGTGATTTGCAACTTTGATTTCTTCATCTGTAACGGCTGAATTTTTTTCAAGATTAAACACTCGCTCTTGCAAATGATTGTATTTATCTTGCTTTTGCTCAAGTTTATCTATACGATAAACAATAAGCGATTTTGTTTTTTCATTTTCGCTCTCTTGCTTTTTCCGATTTGAAACATTGATAATTAGCTGACAAATAATACTGCCGCAAGCAACAATGAGCGATGTAATAATTTCCGTTGCCATATTAACACCGCCCATTAAGACAGAATAAGCTGTAATCTGTCTATGTAACAGTCATATGCACCTGCGTAGCCGTCTTGTCCGTTTGATGTTTGAATATCGTGCTGCCAATCAAAATACTCTTTGTTAATTTCTGATACACGGTATTTTGCAACAAGATACTTGCCGATACTGTTTACAACATTTTCAGGAGTTGTGTAATATACTTTAATTGCATCAATTTTACTGCCGTCACCTGCATAACCGTCTTTGTAATCATTAATATTGTAACCGCTTTTTTTGATTGTTTCACAAAATAGTTCTGTAATCTCTGTAAGTTTTGTTTTGCCGAGTTTAACTTGCGAATTATCTTCCAAATCATAATAAATCAGCATATCAAGAGATTTGTTGTTAATGCATTTAAGGCAAGCCTTTGCCTCTTTTTCGGCATCGCTGACGCTGTCGGCGTAACTGTACCGGTACACACCAATCATCATATTTTCACTTTTTGCGTTTTTGTAATGGCTTTCAAACATACTGTCTTTCTGACTTGATTCTCTGCCATAGCCTGTCCTTATAATGACTGCTTTTATACCGTCATTCTTCATTTTATTGAAATTAATATTTTTCTGAAATTCAGAAATGTCAACACAAGATATTTTTGTCGTATTTATGCCTCCTTAACAAAGTTTATAACTAAACTCTTTGATGTCGATAGCAGCGGTGTCCTGAATGGCATTACCGGATATATTGGTAGCCGATAGCTTTGTTATGCAAAGTAGCGGATATACGGTTATATCCTTATCCTTATATTTGCTTATGTCAAAAGCAATATTTTTTGTAATATAGCTTGTGTTAAAGATTATATTCGTTTTACCATAGTCCAACGATGAATCTAAATATTCGTAAACAAGTTTGCCCGCTTCGTTTTTATAAGAAACCTGTACGGTAGGGAAGATTCCGAATGCTTTGTATTCACTTACTTTTGCGGTAAGTTTCAGATATAATACTTCATTTGTATTATTTTTTAAATTAATTTTGTAGCCTCGTCTGTAAGCAACTTTTGCAAAATCTATGTTATTGATACCTTTTAGGTCGTCAACGGTATATGTCGGTAATTCCGAATAATCGTTAAGATTAAGTTTTAAAATATCCGGATTTTCGGAGAGATTATCTGTTACTGTAAGGTAATTTAACCCATCGCTGTTTTTCATATAGCTGTTGATGACAGGAGAAATCATTTTTATGTCAGTCATAGATTTATCTGTTACTGTTTCGCCGTTAATTTTAATTATATTAAGCGGATTGTCATATTTCTGCTTAAGAGTGTTATACTCGTTTAAATTTGTATAATTGTAAAATTTATCTTCTTTATTTTCTTTGTTTTTGTCTGTATATGTATAAACATACGGCAAAAAACAAACATTGTACATATCCGGACCTTTGAGAGAATCAC